TTTAATCTTACGATTTAAGATGTTTTTAGAGAATTTAGGGATAGCGTGTTTCATAGCTTTTCTCCAGTTGTCGTTATAGTTTTCCCATACTCCAGCATTTACTACTTCGTCCATAGATATAAACTCTTGGACATAAGCATTAGATTTGAGATATTTAACTATAAGATTCTTGCGTGATGCTGTCATAAGTGCGTCATGACAGGTGACAATTTCGTTAGGGTTTATGCCTTCATTATATACAAAAGACTCTGCAAACTTTCTGGAGTATCCTAGAATAGCATTATGAGCACCTTGCTCATTAGTATAAGGTACATATTGTTGTATGAAAGGTGACACTGATAGCATAATATTTTGGATATATTCTACAGGATATTTAAACATAACATTCTTACCTTCATCACAATATCTTTCTAAGATAGCACGAAGTAATTGTTGTGTTTCTTCATATAAAGTATCATCAACGAATAATTCTCTACGACCAGAATGAAATAATACATCAATATCTTCATTGCTTACAGCTTCTATTACTGTTTTAAAGTCTCGGGAAAGTTTTGAAGCACCACGCAGTTTTATATAGAAGTCTTCATTATGATTAGTTAGAAATCTGTTCCTATCTATATTTTCTTGTATTCCTTGCCATGTTAATGATGGCTCAAATACTTTGATAGTCTCTACGACTTCAACTTCATATTCTTTTAAATCTTCTAATAATTCTGCTTTTACTTCTTGGTCAGTAGCATCATGACTAATAACATCAACTAAGATTTTCATATCGGATCCTTATCTAAATCCTCCTCTTGCTCAGGTCTTTCACAATCATCCCCACAGAATGGGCAACAAGTTATATCTTGCCCCATGAAATTATCTTCATCTTCTTCAAACGAGATGGTGTATTCAGCACCACAAGATTCACATTCAAATTTAAATTTTTTCTTCATAATCAGGCAGTAGCACTGACACCCCAAACTTCTTGCCAGTCCCCAGCGAGTGCTCCTTTCGCATAATCAGTGACTCTATTCTCAAAGAAGTTCCCATGTGTAGGAGCATTTATCATCTCCTCAACCCATGGTAGTGGATTTCTAGTGACTTTCCAGATACCCTTTAATCCTAGACTAATTAATCTACGATCGCAAATATATCTAATGTATTTTTTTACATCTTCAGCTGTTAAGTCAGGCATATTGCCCATAGCGAAAGACAAGTCAATAAATTTATCTTCGAGTTCAGTCATTTTTGTAGCGATCTTATAGATATCGCTTTTAGTTTTATCATTCCAGATAGATTTGTTTTCTTCAATATAAGTTCTAAAAAGTTTAATCATGTTTTCAGCATGTAGAGTTTCATCTACAATAGACCATGTTACGATTTGACCCATACCTTTCATCATGCCATGTCTTGGGAAATTTAGTAGCATAATGAATGAAGAAAATAATTGCATACCCTCAGTGAAAGCTGAGAATGCAGCAATATTAGTAGCAACCGATCTTTTGTTGCCATTAGATTCTGATAGTTTAATAAAGTATTCGTGCTTATCAGACATCTCTTGATATTCAGCAAACTCTTGGTATGTATTTTCAGGCATACCCAAAGTTTCAATCAGATGTGAGTAAGCAGCAATATGAAGTGCTTCTCTTGCTGCAAACCCACTTAACATCATCCTGATTTCTGGTTGTGGAAAATATGGCAAGTAGTTATTTACATAACCACCAGCAACATCAATATCTCCCTGAGTAAAGAATCTAAAGATATTAGTTAAAAAGTATTTCTGCTCAGCAGTAATCTTAGTCTTCCAATCTTTAACATCTTCAATCATAGGCACTTCAGTATGAAGCCAATGTGATTGCTCATGCTTGAGCCATGCTTCATATGCCCATGGGTAGTTAAAAGGTTTGAAGAATGTTCTTTCGTCAGTTAGTTTGAGTTGCTTTTTCGCCATCGTTATTTCCTATCGTGTGTATTTGTTAATTAATCTGATTATTGCGTAAACAGCCAGTCCGAGTCCAATATAAATTAAACCATCTTCCCAGCTTACATTATTAAGTAGTTCTGCATTTAAAAAACTTAGATCCATTTTATCCTCCTAAAAATATGTTTTAAGTATGCCAGTTTTATAATCAACATAAACATGACCCTGTAAAGTTATTCTATTTTCAGTAGTTGGTGGTTTGGCACCCAATCGGTGTTTAACCATCCCATGCCATAAAGACATTTTTCCTAGTTCATAATTATGAGTAAAGTAGTCGCTAGAATCCCCTAACCAATCTAAACATGCCCCATCTTTTGGCAGTTCAATCGGTATCGCAAAAGAGTATATTTGTTCTCTATTGAGTTCAGGTTTGTAAAATCTTAGATTATCATCGGTATGATAAGGTCGGCTCTTAGTTAAGCCAATATCATTACCTTTATAGATATGAAATCCTGGAAGTGGCAAGTCCTTATAATAAGAAACTTCTTTTACTCCAATCCCAAAAATTTCCTCCAGTGTTTTGAGTACAGGTGTATATATAATATCAGAAAACTCAGTATCTAATAGTTCCTGTACCTCCCAGTCTATGTCGTTTTTATCCTGTAATACATATAATCCGTCACCAAACAGATACATATATTCCATTCCAGGTTGCACAAACAAAGCACTGTTGAAATAGTCAGATAGTGGTTTCCAATATTTCTCGTGGTAGTTTACTTTTTCAAGTATTTTTTGACGAGTTATAGGATCGAATACCTCTTCTGAATCTTTAAATAAAAATCTATACAAACTTTAATGCCAATGAAATAGCTTTCTCTACTGCTGCTTTCATTTTCATTGCGTTCGCTTTGTCCATTATTTCATCAGTACGAGTAAGATCTTGCATTAAGTCTTTATATTCCCACTCGTTGAGTTCACCAGATTCTAATTGTTTACTAAATTTATCGGCAAGTTCTACTTTTTTGTTTGCCCATTCTTCATTACGAAGATCTTTAAATGCGTCCATTATTCTCCTCCGACCATTTGTTGTAAGTGATTGATTGGTGTTTTCTTTAGTCCTTCCCAGCCACCTTCAATAACAATCTTTCCTTCTTGCATTATTTGTGGGACTGAGCGAACACCGAGCTCTCTAAATTTTTCATATGCTTCCATATCTTCATCAACTTTGATATAGTCATATGGAATATTATGTTCATCTAGATGTCTTTTTGCTAAATCGCAGTAAGGGCAATTATTTTTACCCATAATTGTTAATCTCATCTTTTTCTCCTTGATGCTAATGCTTCAGCTATCTCATCAACCTGTATAGTCAATATGATAACTTTATTTACGCAGTATGGTTTCCTTAACTTATCTGCTTTAGCAGATCTATATATTCCTTCCATACTTTCACTAAATGGTCTTATTAACTCAATGACATCTTGATGTCTATTAGCTTGAGCATACCACCATAAAATTTCTTTTGTTCGCCAAACCTTTTCTACACTGGCTAGTTTATTATCGCCTTCACATTCAATATTACGAATGTCATACTGCATTTCTGCGATCCATAGCATTTCATTGCTGTCCCAGCCAGAAGGAATTAATCCTTTTAAACTAGCACAACCTGTTAAAGCAACTAATGCTATTAAAACATATACAGTATTACGAAGCCAACTCATGATGCCTTCTTTGCTAGTTTAACACCTCTAGCAAGGTATAGAAAGTTTCTAATTTTACTTTTCAACTTTGGTTTAGTTTTCTCCTCATTTAAAAGATTAATTAAGAACTCTGTACTTTCATTCTTCATATAATGTCTTTTACGACTTTTAGTTTGAGTTCCATTATTATCTCTTTTGACGACTATCTCATCTTTTTTATATTTTACTGGCATCCTACCCCCAACTCTTCTAATTTATCTTTTACTAACCCCAGTCCAGGAGCAGTTCTATGTAGTATTAATGTTGTTATGTGCCAACTATATCTAAATTTAGTATGATAATTCCACTCATTAAATAATCTAGTTGCTTGGATACCAAGTTCTTTATAACCTTTTTTACCCAGATGCAACTCAATAGCAACTTGCTCAACATAGTCAGGCATCTCTTCTTGAAATATAAAGTCATACTCGCCACCCTCTACATCTACCTTTAATACTTCTGGCTTATGTTCTTTTAATTTAGTCCAAAAGTTTTCTGCGTTTACAGTAAGTTTCTCTCTTCCCTTAACAGGCATATGAGTATGACAAGTTGGATACTTTTTAGATAAGTAAAAATCTACTGAATCTCTAGAATCTCCTACGAGAGCAGTATTGAATAATGTAGTTTTTTCATTACTTACATTTTTCTCCATAACTTCGAAACTCTCAGGTGTTGGCTCATAAGTATATACATGCTTAGCACCATTCTTTAGTGCTAGGTCTGTAAAGCATCCTATATGCCCACCTACATCCATTACAACTTTATCATTGAAATCTAATTTAGCATATTGAGTCATCTCTTTAATAACGAACAACTCTCCTAAATCTGGTCTGTAAAATAGTCCAGAAGTTTCATCCTTTACTATTTCAGCCACTTGTTCTCTTTCACTTGTAGTACTTATCATATATAATCCTCTTGTTTCCTGAATTTATTAGAAAGAGATGATGAGATTTCAGGTTGCTCTCGTTTATTATCTCTTGCGTATTTAAAATGGACATCACCGATTTCATCTAAAGTCATATCCTTAAAATGTTTTGCTGGTGGGATACCAACATAAGTTCTTTTTAAATCAATCAGCATAATCAATCTATGCTCATCAGTATTGTTATGAGCACTATGCATATATTGATTATTAAATCCCCATGGGTGTTGCCAATCAACTTCCTCGCCCTGTGCTTCTAAAAATAAATCTCCCTCAGGTACTATAAGAGGAATATGTATTCTAATATTTTCCCCTTTCTTATTTTCTATACCTATGTGTCTTTCAATAATACTTTGAGCAGGTAATATACTGTATTCAAGTATAGGGCATCTTTCTTTATAATGCTCAGCAATTTTTTTCATAGTTGGGAATGCTTCAGGATTATATCCGTCTTGCTTTTGTTTGATGTTTAACATTCGCTTTTGAATCTTTTCATCAGCACCAGACCCAACAATATTTGGGTTATGGTATTTCATAACTAAGACTCGCCAAGCATCGTTATTATATTCACCTGCAGTTGATTGACCCTTTAGCATATTATCATCCATACCCACTTGCATCTTTGCTCTAGCAATCTTATCGGGACTTCCTTCACGAGATCGTTTCAACTGACTGTATATTGATTCTAATGCAGAAGTCGTACCTCTTTTTAGGCAATCTTCTATATCTTCATATTCTGTTAAAAAATCCCTTGTTAAATCAGGTACGAAACCCATAAGGAAATCTAACTCGTCATCAAATCTTTTTACATCTCCATAACGAAATATTTTTTGTGTTCTTAGTTTGGCTATTGCTTCTTTGTCATAACTAAGATGTTCTGGCAAGTTTATCATGTATTTTATCCTTCACAAGCGAGACAGACATCACCATCGGCTATCGCTGATATGTCTAACTCTTTAATTATCTCCCTTTGTATTCTTCGACTAATTTTATCGGCTTTACCGATCTTTTCACTTCTACAATAATACAGTGTTTTTAGACCAGTCTTCCATGCTAAGAAGTGAACAGCATGTAAATACTTAATATCTGCGTCAGGTCTAAAGAATAAATTAACTGACTGTGCTTGGTCAATATATTTTTGTCTTTCACTGGCATGGTTTATAATCCATTGTTGGTTCATCTCCATAGATGTTTTATATACATCTTTCTCTAAATCTGTTAGGTATTTTAGATGCTGTACTGAACCATCATTTGCTATAATACTTGACCATTCATCATCTAGATTTAACTTGCTCTCTTTACTTTTTTTCTCCAGTAGTTTCTGAAGGAATTTATTCTTATTGGTATGAGATCCAGAAAGTGTATCTTGACGATAAGCATTAGCTCGAAAAGGCTCGATACTAGGAGAAGTATTACCCATGATAATGCTACTACTAGCATTAGGAGCAATAGCAAGCATATGGCTAAACCTCCGACCAGTACCAGTAGCATCAGGTGCTTCCCCTCGCTCAATACCCATCTCAATGTTTGCTTTATCCAGTCCAGTTCTAATATGTTTAAAAATCTTTTCATTTCTATTTCCTGCTATGGCACTTTCATAAGGTATTCCATTTTTCTGTAAGTAAGCATGAAAACCCAAAGCACCTATCCCAATAGATCTTTCTTGCTCAGCTGAATACTTGGCACGAGATAATTCAGGTCTAGCATTATCAATAAAATACTGCAAAACATTATCAAGCATTTCAGCTACATCTTTCAGGAATGTTTTATTTTTTGACCACTCATCATAGTGTTCTAAGTTCAAAGATGATAAACAACATACAGCAGTTCTTTCCTCATTAGTAGGAAGTATAATCTCTGAACATAAATTACTTTGGTGAATTTTCAAACCCTTTTCTTTTAGGAACTCTGGCATCTGTTCGTTGCTAGTGTCAATGAAGTGTAGATATGGCTCACCAGTCATCATACGAGTTTCTAAAATACTTTGCCATAATTCTCTAGCCGATACATACTCTTTTACTTTTCCATTATGCGGATCCTTGAGTGCCCATTTATCATCACAGTTTTCATTCTTCATACAGTTTTCGATAATCTGCATAAAGCTGTGTGGGATATTAATACCATGGTGCATATTTAATGCTCGCATGTTAGGATCGCCAGTCGGCTTTCTCATTTCAATAAATTCTTTAATATCAGGATGGTCAATATTTAAGTACGCAGCATAGCTACCTCTTCTTGTACGACCTTGACGATATGCTAATGAAGATGCGTCATACATTTTCATATGTGGCATAACACCAGTAGATTTATCATCGGCACTACGAATACCGAATCCTATGCCTACACCACCACCTGACATTGACAACCAGTTAGTTTCTGATAAATTTTGTACTAATCCTTCAGAAGAATCTTCAATATAATTTAAGAAACAACTAATAGGCAATCCTCTTTTACTTCTACCATAAGATAAAATAGGAGTGGCATAACTTAGCCAATGTTGAGATGAATAATCATACAACCTTTGAGCATGTTCAGGATTAGATGAAAAAGTTTTTGATACGAAAGCGAATCTTTCTTGCGGAGAAGTTTCATCATCTTTCATATACGATTCTCTTAATCGTATTTTACCAGCATCATCTAGTAGAGAATCTCTAGTATAGTCTATTGTGATACCATGTATCTCTGAAATTAATTTATCTTCCATTTTATTTTCCATACTGAATGACGATTGAAAATCTGTGCGTTGGGCTGTGGATTGTTGGTGGGTTGATTGTGTGGGGTATTGTGCCATCGAATAAAATTATCCTCCCTGGAATATAGAACGATGCCCAGTCTAGGGTATCGTTGGTTGAGTTAGTAAACAGTGTTTGTCCACCCCAAGACTTTTCCCATTCCATGTTGGGATAATATAGCATGGTTAAATTATGCTCAGCACCAGTATCGCAATGAAAACGATTTTTATCCTGGATTGTACTAAGGTTAATCCTAGCTTGTGTTATTGTATAGTCATCTAAGTGGTGTTTGATGTGGGAGTAATTGCTTATATCCTCTATCCCCATATTTTCCACATCAACGAGAGAGAGATTACAATATAAGTTATAGTCGCCTTTAGTCTCCAATCTTTGTACATCAGAGCCACTTAGCGAATACTTTTTGTTTAAGCAATAACTATATAGTCTTTCTCGTTCTTCGAAAGTAAAGATATTATCAAAATACCACAGAGACTTTCCATCGATCTTTCTGAGTCGTTCTTCAACCATATATACTTACCCTATTCATCATCCTCGTTATCGTCTATATCAGCCTGTTTGGGCTCATGGTGGGGTCTCTCACAGGGCATCCCACTATTATCAAACCACCTGCCATCAGAGGTATGAAAATACTTCTGATAATAAACTCCAGTGGTTTTCATATGGTCAGTACGATATCGTCTAAACTTTTTTTCTTCTATTTTACCTTTATATTCTTCACCGAACTCACCTTGTAGTAATCTGCGTTGTGCAGCAACATAGCCACCACCATAAATCCTATCAATCCACTCACCATTAACAAAATTAGTGACAACCCTTTTGGGTTTGGATTCTTCTATATAATCCTCATCTTCCCACTTTTCTTCAATCAGTGCTTTCTTCATCATCATCTCCTCGTTCAGTTTTAGTAAATTCTAAATTGGTATTCTCATTTATGTCAACTATATTGTCATTAGCTGGCGAATCTGGTATCTGAAGAGGTTCATCATTTTCACTTCGTATATCATAATTTACTTCCTCATTACTTCCCATTGGTCTTTTCTCAATAGAAACTAAATCGATGGTATCAAAATCTAAGGTTCCAATAATAACCTTTGCTTGCTCTTTACCCATCTCGAGCACAAGTATATCTTTCGCAGCAATTAACATACCCATTGATGCACTTATTGCTTGCTTCCCAGTTTTAATACTTGTTAGTGCTTCCCAAAGTGGTGTAAGAATAAAGTTTTGCTCATACTCATGTTGCTTTCTAACTTCCTCCAACCTTTCCGCATCAAATTTTTTCGCAGCATATTCGTTGATATCAACTATTTCAGCATCTTGTATATTATCTTTATCGTCTGTCATTTTATCTCCTTCCCTTCGGGATTGACCCAATGTCTTCTTTCAAAGTTTGGGTCGCTTGATTTAAAAAAGTTTCTATCGACACCTTGTTCAAATGTCTCCATTAATCTTTTGGTTGGTCTAAATACTTGACCACTGCCTTTAGCTTTTATGATGCCATCGCTCATGTCTTTTATAGCGAATATACCTTCACCAAGTTCACCTGCTTTTCTATCTGTAGCTTTCCATACTTTTCGATAACATTTTACTGTTGTAGGAAAGTGTATTGGTGCTAGGAAATTAATTTTAAAATTTCTAATAAAAAATCCAGGAACAGGATTAGAATACAATAAGGATATCATTAATGCTCCTGGCATAACATTACCCTCTTCATCACCAAAGTGTAAAGGATTATCATCTTGAATAATTTTACAAAAGTTTCTTACCAAGTCTTCAGTAATTTCTACATCATGAATATAATCTTTTAATAAGTCTGCTCTATCAAAAGGAACTTCGCTCATTAGCATTTTCTCCATAAGTTAAATTTAGCCACAGCATCAACACCCTCTACACTATTATGTTCTATAAGAGCATGTATTGTTAGAGGTGTTTTACCTGCCATAATCATTTCATTAATATCTTTTTCTTTCACACTATCATTCCATAAACAAACACGAAACCCATGATTAATCATTTTCTCAATCTGCTTTACTATGGCAGAGTTTCTTGGTTCATTATCAAATACGATAGTACAGTTATCTTTAAACTGACTGACTTGTGGTATATTAAAGTCAGCACCAGCTGTAGCAATACAATTATCTAGAAACAAACTATCGATTGGACCTTCGACAACATAAACATGTCTATCTTTATCTACTCGGTCGAGACCATATACTTTATGATTTTTTTCATTTGTTTTGATTGTATAATACTTAGGTGTTTCATTTCCGAAAGATCTGCCTTGTATCGCTATTAATTCTTTTTCTTCATTGTAAAA